TTGCGTTTGATAGGTTTTCGAGTGTTCGCCATAACAAAAATTATCGCTTACTGATTAAGACAAACAGATCATCGACACGCTGTTGCAATTGTAAAGTTTGCGATTGCAAATTTGTAATTTGGTCTTTTACGCTTGAGCCTCCATTGGGTTTAAGTTCTTGTAAATAAGACTTAATAACCCAGCGCAGACCCAGCAATAAACTTGTTGATACTCCGCATACGCCAACGGCTATACCAACCCATTCGTTGGCGGTCATTTCGCATTGATTCCATAATCAGCCTCTTTGCCGGACTTTGGATCAAGTGCTTTAGCAATAGGTGCAACAATTGCTCCAAGCAAGGTTGCGTAGGCTGGATGAATGTCTGCCACAATAGCAAGCGCAACAGTAATTCCTGAAGCAGCAACCGCTCTCATATATGACTTAATTGCAGCCTTGTGTTTGTTAGATAGTTTCATGCGTTGCCTCCTAGTAGTGGGATATGAAAGAAATCTGAATTCTTATCTTGATCTTTCTTGAAACTTACATGTATGTGATGATTATGAGGATTGCCCTTATATTTACGCCAACGCCATCCAAGTATAGGTGATGCAATTTTTGATTGATGAATTACATAACTGATGCGACCATTGGTTTTCCCGTATGATCGAATTTGATCTGCCAAATATGCTGAAAGCCCTTTGTCGTCAGAAAGCCGACTGTCAATATCAATTGCTCGCACGCATCCTGTTGCATCTGGATTGTGGTCGCTTTTTCGCGTGCTATGTCTAGCATCACCAATCCACCCATCAGATTTACGCAAACGCTCTGGGAAGCAATCATCAATCTGTTCCCTTAATTGAACTGCTGCTTTGGATAAATATGGTTTCATTACAAACCAAGTGCTGCTTTAAGATCCTTAACATTCAAGCCAACGCTCGATAGTTTTTGTTCAACTGTTGGCTCTGGTGCAACAGTATTTCCATTATGTGCAGCAACTACAGATTCTGCTTTTGATTTATCTTTATCAGATATATCTAACCAAAATTCGCCATTGCCATCAATTAATGGTGGCTCTGTAATTTCGATTCCAGCAGCATTTAATTCAGCAAGCAATTCTGCTCCGTTAAGGTTTTTAGGTTTATTAAATTCAATCACTTTATGCTCCTAAATAACTGGCTTGAAATGTTGTTAAATCTAATCCATTATAAACAGTTAAACTTCCACCGCTACCCTGATAGCAGAATAATTCAATATAATCGCCAACTGTTAAATTGATTACATAATTAAATGGCGCATAATATCCACCAGCATTGTCTGGGTACATTTGGTGCATATAATTTACTAACGAACCATTTTTGTAAATCATAGCAACTCGTTCGTTTGCGCCAGTACTCCACGCTATTGAACCAGTAACCAAATATTTGCCAGCCTTACCCGCTGGAATTGTAATTCGGCTTGTATTGGTAGAAGTATCATGGAATCCATCTGTATCATAAGATTCACTTTGGAAAGTGATTGCGGTATTGGTTGCGTTATTAACTGTTTGGTTGGCATTTTTGTAAAGTGAGCAACCAACAAATGTTGAACCACTTGCAGCAGTAGCCCATTTTACTTTGTAAGGTGAAACTGTTGTATCGGCGGTTAAAACTTGACCAGTTGTACCGATTGGTAAATTATCAAATGTGCCTGATCCAGTTCCAACAATAATATCTCCAGCAGCAGTTATTTCTGTTGCCATTGAGTTTGTAATAGTTATTGCGCCGGATGTACCACCACCTGAAATTCCTGTTCCGGCGGAAACGGCTGTTATATCTCCAACATCATTTGCTATCCATGTAAAATCCATGTCGGTGTTAGATGTTTTGCTAAGTATTTGACCTGTTGTTCCACCTTTAAGATCAACCAAAGATGTATCAATTGCTGAACCAAGTGTGCGAATGGCGGCTGCACCATCCTTAACCAGATCTGTGTCGTCTGGTGTTTCCCAATTAAAATTTGTTGTGTTTGCCATATTAGGCTACTGCTCCAATCGCATTTTCCCATGTAAGTGTACCACTTAGAGTGTTCCAAGCCTCTGAGGCTGATACCTGTTCCCATTGAACTGCAACTTGGGAGAACTCGATCGGACTCAAATTTATGGTTAAAAATAATTCGTTGAATCTAGTGCTCCAACGCCAGCCTTCAACATACCCCTCAAACTGCTGAGTTGGCGCTATTTGAATAGGCAAGTCTGTTATTCGTATTGGCTGACCAATAAAGATCCCAAGCAGGGCATCTCGGTCAGCATCATCAATAAATGAGTTAATTAGTGGAAAAGTTATGCTATCAAATAAGGCTCTTGGATAGGATCTAAGGTCAATAAAGCGATCCGCAACGGCTTGAGCATCGGTGGCATCATGCAGAACTGTGTTGAGAGTTTGGCCTCTATAACCAAAGATTTCAATGCTGTCTAAATCTGTTGCACTTTCCTGTGATCCAAAGTTATTGCCATAATTAATAAAGACTTCATTGCGAACATCTGCTCCCCTAGTCAAAACCTTTAATCCTGAGCCAATGGCTGTGTTTGCAGAAATTGTTGTGTAACCATTATTGGCAAGATAATTCTGTCTATGTAAAGCATCAGCATATCCAATCCGACCTTCGCTATCCTCATACAAAACACCAAATGCGCTGTCAGCAATAAGGCTTGCGATATTATAGACAGTATCGGGATTTGCGCTTCGATTGGTAATTTCATAAACCCCAGGGCGATCGATCTCGCCAAGTCCTAAATTTTCCGCATTTGCCCAAGTAACTGTTGGATCATAACCTGACCAAGTTTCCGCTGCTGGTACTTCATTCCAATTGTTCAAGAATAAATCAGCAAGCAATTCAAACATTTGATCGCCGTCATCATCTCGAGCCAATGTGCCGTTATAGATGACCTTTGGCAACTTAGCCAATGACCCTAGGGCAATAATGGTGTATGCAAAAGTTTCTGTCAGGCTACTTGCTGAAGCAACCTCTGCTGTAATGTCTGTAATGTTGCCGCCAAATAAAGTCTTAAAAGTGTTTGTACTGTCTTTGATTTGTAGGCTTACTCCATCATTAACTTGCAAATTATAGTTTTCATTATTTAAGGCCACTAAAGTAATTTGAATATAAGATGGAGTGGGTTGAGCGTAAATATCCTCACGACCTGCTTGATGGGCTAAGTCAGCAATTGTTACATCGGTATATTCCACACCATTAATACTTAATTTCCATTCAGGTGTAAATTGGCTCATTATCTAGCCCTAGTAATTCCACCATTGTAAAGTTGTGGAGTAGATCTTGATGCGCTGTTGTTTAACACTTTGGCAACTGCTCTAGCAGATCCTTCAGCATCTACTGATTGAACTGTAATGTTATTTACTGTTGTGCCAGCCCTTGCTGCCCCAGTAGCCAATTGACCAGCAGTAGCAGTTGATGCAGCGTTTGCAGCATTGCCTCCAGAAACCGCACTACTTACAACTCCGGTTGCGATACCAGCAGCAGCCAAAGCAACGGCACCAGCAGCGATAGATCCTCCACCGGTTGCAAAAGCAGTCGCCACGCTTGCAGCGGTTGCTGCTGCTCTTAAAGCAACCATTGCGGTAATTAATGTTTGAACTGCTGCCACAAATGCAATTATCTTATTGGCTACAAATACAGTTGCAATAATGCCACCAAGTATTAACAATTCATCCTTTATGGTAATAATAAATTCAATAGTTGATCTTAATTGTTGTCCAAATTCGTATGCTCCGGTTGCTGCTTCGCCGGCAGTCAATTCAGTTTTAGTTAGACCTGCAACAAATTGATTTAAGGCCGGCACTAAAGTAGATAAAATAAAAGCAGCAAGTTGCTGAACCAAAGGTAGTAAAGCAGCACCAATACTTTCTTTTGCTTCATCAACCGCAATCTGAATTCGCTTGAATTGAGCCTCAGTAGTTTGTGCTTCATTTTCTGCAAAATTTCCAAAGGTCTTAGTAAGGTTTTGGTAAATAAGATCAAAGTCTTTTGATTTAAGTATGTTTTGATCTAGACCTAAGCCCAACCTACCTAATGAAGTTGCATTGCCATCGTATGCTTTACCTAACGCATTGGAAACCGCCTCTAAAGGTTTGCCGGTTGCAGCAGTAATATCTAAAGCAAGGTTGAGAAGTTCTTGCGCTCTTTCAACATCGTTAGTAGATCTGACCAATCTTGCAAATGCCGGCCTCAACTCATCATCAGTTACACCAATAGCAATAGAAGTTTGGTCAATATAGTTAGCAACTGCTTTAGTTTGAGCAACTGTGGCATTGGTTGATGCCTTTATTGTTTCCTCAAGTTTTCTTTGAGCAGCCTCATCTTGAGCAGCATTTTTTACGGCTTGAATTGCAAATGCTGTCGCTGCTGCACCAACGGCTGCAAAAGCCAAAGCAGCCTTTTTGCCAAAATCCGTAATCTGATCGGCTGATTTATTTACAACCTTATTTGCATCATCTAAGCCTTTTTTTAAACCATCAATATCGGCTGCAAGTGCAAGGGTTAAGGTTCTGCTATTACCTGCCATCGGCAAACTCTTTTCTTATATCCAAAATGATTTGTTCAAATTCTTTAATTATAGTTGGTTGCAAGAATCTAATTGTTGGATAAATAAAATATCCTCTTGATCCTGAACCTTTAGGCATTGGCCCACTCCATCTTGGGAATTGCGGATAATTCTTTGAACCAAATTCATGTGCTGCACCAATGCCAAGTCGATTGCCTTTTGTATCATTGCGAGTATTAAATTGAGTTGTTGCTCCACCTGAAAACTTTTGAGAAGCAAAACCAAAAGATATTTCACCAAGTACGGATGACTTTTTTACTTTACCGCCTTGGGCAATACGATCAGCAACTTTGCCTCTTGATGCAGCAATTCTGCGAATCTCTGTTAATTCTTTTTGAGCCAGTTCTCCAACCCTGCGCTTAGTTTCTTGAACGGCAATATCACCCATGTTTCGAATTACTTTGGCAAATGAATTTAGTTCTCTCTTATCATAGACTATTAGAGGTTGGGTGCTAGTTGCCATTCCGTTTCTCCAATATCTCGATCGCTGTTAAAATGTCCTCTGCTTCAACCCATTCGCTCATTGGTATTTGTGTGGCTATTGCCAACTCAACCAATAATCTACTTAGGCTTCCTGCTGGGTGGCTTTTGGGTCTGCATCACCGACAATTACATCGGCAACAGTTTCCATCCAAATATCCATTGGCTTGATGGGTTTGGCTGCACCAAGTTCTCGCTTATGTGCATGATAAGCAAGAAACATAAGATCCCAAACGCCCAACTTTTCGGATGCTTGACCAATGGTGTGTCCTGTCTGCTTTTCCCATTTTGCCCACTCAGGCGGTTGGGCTACATAAGTGGCTTGCTCGCCTGAGTTGTATTCAATTGTTATATTTAGTTTCATTTTGCTCCCGATTTCTTATTAACTAAATGATTCTGTTGGTGTTCCAATAACTTGGAAACTCAAATCAAGAGTTTGTGCATCTGGTGCTGTTCCTCCGGCTGAAGGGAAGTTAGGCAGAATTTGGAAAGTAAATGCTGCACCTGTTGCTGCTGTGAATACTGTTGAGATACCTGTGTTTGGTGCGCTCTCAGCAACTCCCCAAAGAATCTCACAAAGTGATCCGGTAGCACCCCAATCAGCAAGCATGCTGATGTTGAATGTCCAGTTGTCATCAATAACCTTGAATGATGCTCCATCCAAAGTTTCGTAGCGAACGCGATTTCTCTCGCACTCTAAAGTTGCGGTTGTAACTTGAGCATCGAAATTATTACCGCCAATGGTGAAGGTAATATCTCGACCGGTAATAACTGTCGTAGGCATCTTGCTCCTTAGTTTGTCTGTGTGTAATAGGTTGATACATTTATATCAGAAATCAACATTGTTGATGATCCGATTTGTTGAACTGTTGGTTGTTCAACTGATCCGACAACATACCCCGATGGGATAACTGCCAGAATACTCATTACTAATTGCTCCATATTGTCCAACGATGCTGGGTTGCTGTTGTAAGCAACTATGGCTGTGATTGTCATATTGACTTTACATCTAACAGATGACTTGCCAATTGTTTCAATTTCAAGATACGGCGATGAAGGCACAAAAACGACTGCTGGTGGATAAACCGATTCTGGAACATAACTATAAACGCTACCAGTAACGCTACTTAAAGCGGTTGCTAATGGTGTGCGAACTGATGAAAGAATTGTTGATGCTGGCATTTATTGAGCCATGCTTTCAACATCTATGTAAGCACCTAATAATCCTACGCACCGATTAAAAAGCGATCGGCCAAGACGGAATGGCGTTGCGCTAAAATCTACACCCTCTATTTGTCCTCCGGCTGCAATTCTTGATTGAAAGACTTCGACTGAAACGGCAAAGACTGCTGATCGAACAGGCTGGACTCCAACATAAGTTGATGCGCCAGAAAGGGTAGCAGTTCCGGATGGGATGACATTAGCCTCGAGTAAATCGGCATTAGTGATCGATGCTGAAAAGGTATATTGTCCAAGATTGTCTGCCAGCACAACTCTTGTTCCGTTGTAAGGTGTTCCGCATGCTGCAATGACAACTGATTGTCCTTCGGTAAATTCATGAATTCCTAGTGTAGTGAAAGTGGCGACATTATCTGTCAGCGACACTTTTTCGATTGGGCTTTTGAATGTAACTAACATTGGCAAGATTATGCCTTCTGCTGTATCTATAATGCCATCAAGATAAGTATCGTTATACAAGGATGATGACACACCAATTATTGCTCTCAACTCACTCGCTGAAATAATGCTTGGCATGTCATCTCCTTACTCCCATTAATGGATG